GCTGATTCCACCGAAGCGTTTACTCAATATGTAGCAGGTAAAGCAGGTTATGATATTGCGCTTGCAGCTGGTAAATCAGAAGCCACTGCCCGTTTATTTGCTGCGGGATTTGCACAGCAAGTTAACAGCACGATTAACTTAGGCGCACGGCATAGCTTTTATAACGGCCCAGCTGGAATGCTGATGGGGTTATATCAAAACTACATGCGAGGGATGATTACGCGGTCATTACAATTTATTGATGACGGCAATATCAAATCCTTAATGGAGTTGGCTGGACTACAAGGTGCAATCTTTGGTGCCCGCAGTCTGCCGCTGTTTGATTTTTATAACCGAAAGCTTTTAGGTGAAAATAATAAACAGCATGCGGATGCGTTCTCTGCAATTTACGGAGCTAATGGGCAGCTGCTTGGAGATTTTATTTCCTACGGTGCAGGTTCTTCATTGCTTGGCGTTAATATGTTTACTCGTGGAGATTTAACTCCAATGAGTCCTACGTTATTACCTGCTCCTTGGGATGCACCAGCTGCAAAAACTTTACTAAGCCTAGCTAAACTTGGCGGCGAGGCCATGCAATCTGCTGGGAATTTACTTAGCGGAGATGTGACCTTAGCGAAAAATAATTTCGTCCAAGCGCTTGAGCATAATGGAATTAACCGTCCGATTGGTCGCATGGCTGCAATGTTAGCTGGCCACAGCACTACGTTAGACGGGAAACCGCTTTATGATATTTGGCAACCGGAAGCTCGTGGAGTTATCGGAGGATTAGAATTACCGAAAGAGCTTTCTTACCTTGCGATTACTGCTGCGGGATTATCCGGAACCACAGCGCTAAGTGAAGCGGTGACTAAGGATGTAATGTATCGAATGACGGCGTATCAATTAAAAGATAAGCAAGCTCGTAATGAGTTCAGTAAGAATCTTCGGATTGAAATGTCTGGAGATAATCTGACGCCAGAAAGATACGCTGACCTTAGCGCTAATTATATTAGGGCTGGTGGAACTCCGCAAGGATTTACGCAATTACATACTAAGGCTATGGCGCTTGGTAAGTCTGACCCGATCGAGGCTATTATTAAACGCGACCCGAATAATAATATTTACCGATATGCCAGTCAGATTCTTGGGCCTCAAGCTAGGATGAATCCTGCGCAAGATGCCCCAGTGGAATAGGGAATAGAAATAATAGGCAAAATAAAAGCCCCGTAATTGGGGCTTTTTGCTATGCGCTAATTTAAATATTCACTAAACAAATCAGGCTTAATATACTTCCCATGTGGGATTAATGCTCTGGTTAGTGTCAGATGCCCGTTATCTAACGCCAGTTTCTTTGCACTTAATAACCCAGTAACCGCGGTGTTAAATCCTAACATCGTATCGAACGCAGAACTTGTCTGTTCCCAAAGCTGGTCTAATTTCCAATGTACATCTGGCTTGGCGTAAAAGACATTCATAATGGCGTTACTGCCCATGCTATTTCTACCTGCCCCGTACTCCCCTAAAGCTCTAGGCATTAGCGCTTCTGTTAAAGATAACCAAGTGTTAGCACGAAGCGCATCCTGCACGGAGATTACATTTCGCCTAGCAGCCACTGCTTCGATGCAGCAAAGTTTAATTAATTGCGTGAATCTTCGACCAGCGTAAGCTTTGAATCTATGATCCATCATTCCCGGCCAGCTCTCATAAATATCTGTGAGAACTATTTTCGCTTCTGGGCTAAGGTTAATCTCCCCGGAAAAATTAGCAAAGAACGCTAGGTAATCTAATAATAATTTATCATCTTGCAGTGCAGAGCCTGACGGGAAAGCTATTTTCTTTTTGGCGGCAGGGGCGTAAACAAAAATACACCTAGACAGAAATCCTTGCCCCATCATTTCCGGTGGCAGAGTTTTCATCATGCCCTCGAAAGTATTACCGCCAAGGAGATTAATCAACGGGTTGACAATCTCAAATTCCCCAGCGGTTTTATAACTAACCATATGCTTTTCATCTACATCCCACATGTCTCCGAGAAAAGACGCGAAATCAAAATTACTAAAGCCAAGGAAATTAGCTAATTCCCCTGCGCAAATAAAGCTTTCGCTTATTCTCCCTGACTTTTTCTTCCCGTCTTTCTCTGCTTGCATTGCGGCTAGGGCTTCTTCTAAATCCTGCCGCTCTTTACTGTTACCTTTGACGTCAGAAATCCCCGCCAGATGCATTGCGAATTTACCCTTACTGGTTTCGCTTGGTGCGAAATGTTCGTAACCAGTTTTACTCACCAGTTTCCTAACTAGATTAATCGCTGTGCTTTTCTTACTGGCGCTTTCGCCCATGAAGATTACATAAAGATTAGGGAAGATACGAGTGTTCCCAAATTTAAAATGGCAGCGCCGGCTCAAAAGAACTGACGCTGCCATGATTGCGCCCCAACGATGTAAGATGGGGCTAACCTCGCCCACTCCGGCGTACTTAAGATACAGAGAGAAAAAGTCATTGTGATTTTTGTTTTGCTCTGACATTTTATAATTACGTTGACGCAGTGGGATAGAGATTATACAGACTATTCAGCTTCTTGGGGGAGAATAGTTACGGATTGCACTTCGTCGGAGTTCCAGTAAGTTTGATCAACTCGAATCCATTTGGACTCGGAATTTAAATCTTCCTTAGTGACCTCGACCCAGCCTAGTGCCATGTCAGTGTATTCATATTCCTGTCCTGAGACTAGCGTCACTGAAATCGTAAATAGGTCTGGTGTCTCGGCTTTATCGCTTTCATTTCCGTTTAGCATAATGTAATCTTTCCTGATTTAAGCAAGCCCACAACTTCTTCTAATTCCGCAATAGCATCTTCCAATGCATTATGGGTTTTAGCGGGTAATTTTTTCGGGAGTAATCCTAGGCATTGAAAGGTTCGAATATCCAGAGTCTTACGGAAATCATAGAAAGCAATCCCGCTATTCAATTTCAGCATTGCCAGATCGAACTCATTATTCTGTGCCATAATGTAAGCATCAGAATCTCGCATTCTTTTATCCAGTGCAGCCAGTAGATGTTGGCCGCTAGCGTACACAATTGCTTCTGACTCTGTGAACTTACGATAAGTAGTCTGCCCGAAGTGGAAGTTAAGCGTATCGCCGGAAATTCCAACTGCCTTAAACATTTCTTCATGGGCTTTAAGTGGCCCGGAAGTTCCCGAATCAAATTGCCAATACATGTTAGGCAGCAGCGGCGAGGAAATTACCATTTCCTTATCTGCGTCCCAAACTGCAAAGGCTGCACCAATTTGAATTATCGGGCTGTAAACTTCAGTGCCTAGTGTTTCAATATCCACTGCGCAAAGTGTGTGGATTCTAGGTGCTACTGGTGCATCGCTCATTATTCTTTCTCCTTATTCGTTTTAGGTTCCAATACGCTATCTGCTAGATCTGTAAAGATTGGCGGTTCCCAACCTGGAGGTTTAAGAATCTTACCATCTTCACGGCGCAGCACTTTTCCATCTGGGGAAATCTTTGCGAGATTAGTAGCCCAGACTCGGTCGAGAACATTTCCTGGATGGATGCCGACGCTATTAATAACACCGCCAGCAGCCACCATAATATCGCCGCCAGCATCTAGGATTTCTGCAATGGCGTCTCGATGGATAGGTTGACCAGCTGACATACTGGTTTCTAGTTTCTCCATGGCCGTAACTAATTCTGCTGTTTCCTCTAGAACTAATCCTACATAAAGCCGAAGCTGCTGGAGGTTAAGGACTTCAGTTGTCTGGCCGCAAGCAGTCATGAATTTTCGCTGGGCTGCTAAACTAGAATCTTCACTCCCTAAATTTAGACTTAGCTCTTTCCAAACCTGAAACTTCTCCAGGGCTTCTTGGTAACCTGCTCCCATTATATCCGCCCTTCTTTAGAATTAAAATAACCAGTAACTAACATAGCGCCAACGAACGCCACGTAAGGCAATACAATCCACCATGCCTTAGAGAAAAGCATTTGCACCATGAAAGGAAACACCCCAATCGTAGCGCCGGAAATAAAAAGCCGCCATTGTCGGCAGCAATCACAAGCGGTTTTCCAGAGCCAGAAATTCGTAATGAATTCCTCGCTCCAATGTAATGGGTCGGTTGGGTTGTTACGAGGTTTACACATATAAACAATCTCAGATAGTTTCATGATTAGGCATCCTGTGAGATTTGCGCTTCAGCTTGAAGCAGGCCAGGTAGAATTACACCAGCTGCGCGTTCTTCTTGGAGTTTCGCAAGGCAGCCTGCGTAACCTGCAATATCCAGAATCGAATCAGTGTGCAACGGAGACTTAGCAAGTCGAGCTACTTTGACTTGGTTCATTAATAGCGCAACGTCATCTGGAGTGACTGGGGAAGTGAGCTTAGTGGCTAGCACCATATTAAAACCCATTGCAATCTGGGTAAAATTCTGTAGCTTCCCCCCGTAATCTGCTTCACGCTGTCCGTTAATAAGCGCTTCGGCTTGATGCAGTAATGGGATTTTTACTTCGGCTGGTTTGATTTGTTTAGTTGCCATCTCACAATCTCCCTTGATGGTAGCCAGGAATATAACAAGTGAGCAGCTCCTTGTGAATCAACCCGTTTGAAAAACGGACAATAGAAATCTGAGTCCCGATACGTTTAAGCGCTCGTGCTCGAATTGCTTTCATTTGGTCTCCGAAGATTCCACTTGCAGGTTGCCCCGGAAAGATTGGATATTGGCGGCCTGTTGGTTTTGCTCTGGTTCCCATATTAATGTCCTTTCCCTGCTGATGGAATCTGACTAGCAGCTGCCGCGTAAGTAAATTTCTCACACGCCGTTTTAGCTTCCTGCACAGAAAGATAAGCGCCTACTGATAGCCGATGCGGCATTTGCAGAACTTCTGAATAAGGAGTCTCTGCTGTTGGTTCTGTAACAATAGCAATTAGCCTGCCAGTTTCCACAACTACATAAGCCTGTTGGCCTGCTTGCATATCTTTCCAAGCGTAACTACTCGGAGTCCATAGCGCTTTAATTTCCGGTGCGATAATCTTACCATCCATAATCTCATTTCCTTTTAAATTAATTAATTAACTCTTGCACCTTTGCGACTTTTTCTTTCTTCCACCGATCGCCCCAAACTTCAAGCGCCGCCGGAATAATAAAAGTCTTCCCTGATCTTGGGACAGTAACTGGGATATGCATTATTTCTAATAACCTATCCAGCTTTGCCTTGCCACTATCTCCACGATACTGCCCCAAGATACTATCGTGAATCGAAACTATTAATCTAAAATCTTTCGGGTCATGTAATTCCCACCATGTCCGTTCCCATGCGTCATTAATAATCATTGCGCTAAGATTCTGTGGGCTATGCGCAACTAAAGAATTTAATAACGGCTTACTCTTAGTCGGGTCACCAAAGACTTTTCGTGTCCATCCACGAATCCCAGTAAGGTGACCAGTAAGCAAAACCTCACGTTTGATTTCATCCTGAAATTCGCCCCGTATTTTTGTATAAGTCTTATCGAATTGGGCGAGAAGATGTTCAGCAATCTTAAGTGTAGTCCATTTGATTTTTGGGAATTTAACTGACAGTCCAAGTAATCTATGCGCGTTCCAAACATTCTCAACGCCCATCGTATCAACCAAAACTTTCGCTCCCATGTTATAGTTAGCTCCATGGTTGACACGTTTGGATAAATCACGGAGGGGCTTATCCTTTGCTTCTCCAATCTCTGTGTCCCAAATATCATCAAAAGGTATGCCAAAGAAAGCACTTGCATTTTGACTGTGGAAATCTGGAGAGTTCTCCACTGCCCATATAAGTTTTTCATCATCTGCTAAATATCCTGTGCATCGGGATTCCGCTTGAGATAAGTCTGCTTCGAATCCTATCCAAGGTTCTTCACCTTCTGCTGGTTCTTCGGATAGATACATAATCTTAGCTTCTTCTGGCTGATTCTGCATCTGAGTGCCGCACCAAAAGCTACTAGACTTACTTGCGTTGCGGCCGGTATCAGTGGCCGCTTCATTAAGCACCCAGAATAACCGGCCGGAAAATAAACTGGTTTTATAATAAGTGCTGTTAAGCTTACCGAGTTCCTTAATCGAAAGGTAATCCGCAAAGATTCTAGCGTTAAGTGGATGTTCAGCTATGGCTTTTGCAATATGCTTTGCGTCTCCGCTACTGGTATCTTTTACCTTAAGAACCTTTAATAATTTCTGCACCTGCTGTGTGGAGTTAGGATTAAAATTACTATTCCCAACCAGTACCCGAAGCTTATCTACCTTATCAGTAAGCTCTGCTTCGGCTCGGTAAATTAACTCCACTCGCTTTTCCTGATCTACCCGCATGCCACTAAGACTGGACATTAGATTAGGAAAAACTTTTGGAAACTGTATGCCGTAATTCTTTCTAGCCCAAGCTGGCATTTCTTTCATAAGCGCAAAGGCAGACCAAAGCGTGGCCCAGCAATCCTTTGCGTTATATTGTAATTGCTCTAACTTAAATGGGCTTTTGCTTTCGTCTTTCCAGTAATAAAAATCCTTAATGCAAAAGGCGGAAATAAAAGCTAAGTCTTTTGGAAGTTCCGATAGCCAGCAATGGAAAAGATTAAGAGTATCTAGCCTCCAATTTCTAGGCCAGCAATCAAATCGGAAAAGATAATGGCAATCGTATTTGCCGTTCTGGAAAATCTTAATTGCTTTACTATCACAAGCCTGTCGGATAAGCGCAACATCCGCTGCGTCTCGGATAGACCAAGAGAAAACTTGTGTTCCGGTTTCGTAATTCCAGCAGGCAATACCGCAATCATCTATCCGCAGCGAATCCTCTAAGTTTTCTGTGTCAATCGCCATAAAGGTAGCGCTTGCAATGGCCGCTTGAATTCGCAGATAAAAATCTGGTGTGGTCTGAGGCGTAAAGAATTTAAACGCGTCAGTGGTTATATAAGTCTGCGGTGCCGTGATCTTTTTTATCAGGCGCTTAACAAGAAAGTCTTGGTAAGGCACCCTATATTTATTGCAAAGCGCAGGCACAACTAAAAAAGGAATCCCATTCCCTAAAGTCTTATAGCTGCCTACATAATTCCCAAGGGAAATCTTTCCGCGTCCGGTAAACGCTTTGGCTACTGCGAATTCTGAATCAGTAACAATCGCATCGTAACTTGCAGCCGCGGCCTGTGTTAGAAACTTATCACCAATCGTATGATCTACCACCACAGAAAGTTTCCAGCCGTCCGGGATGTAGCTTTTGTTAAAGCCAACTAGGTAAGGATAATCTTCTGCGGTGTGGATTAATAATATTCGTTTCATTTGGCGGCCGGAGATTAGGGTTAGGCTTGCGGTAAATTAGCGGTTGGTAGACTGGCTAACATATCGCTAGTTGCTTTGGAGTTAACCATCGTCTCACCTAGATGAATAATCCCTGTCATGTAAGAATCATAAGCAAGTGTTATTAGCTTTGGGTCAGCCTTATCCATACCAAGTCTGACGCATGTTGCCTCGAAGCTCTTGACAAATGCAGTATCGGCTGATACGTCTAATCCACCTTTATGTGTTTCTTTTATAAACTCTAAGGTACCCATCATTTACCTTGCGCATGTGGGTTAGCAGCTGCGCTATCATGCGTATCTTTAACCATCGTGTAAACCCTATTAGCAGACACCAATAATTTTTCTGCGTGATATAACTGTTTATCCAAAGACAATGCGCTAGAGAAGAATGCGTTAACATTTTCTTCTAGCGCATTAAGCTGGTGGTTAAAAGGATAAGCGTGTTGTTCAGTGCGCGTTGGCATTTTAGATTCCTATTAGCTAATAATCTTTTCTGATTGGTGCCAGAGACGGGACTCGAACCCGTACACTGCTATTCGCGGTGGCGGATTTTAAGTCCGCTGTGTCTACCAATTTCACCACTCTGGCGGGTGCTAGTTTTATTCCAGGGACCCGGAAAAACCAGCAAAAACCGAGGGGATTAAACCTTAAACCTTACTGATTTTCACCAGATTACAGTAAACTTTCTCTTTGTCATTCTTATCCAGACGATGCGAGATTGTTACCAATGCTTGCACCATGCCGGCTTCGACTGTGCCTGCCAGATTATTAGCGTCAAAGGCAGTGAGAATTTGCGCGACCACTGACTTATTATAACCAAGCCCCGCCTCACTATACATAACACCGAACTTATCGCCTTTAAGATAACCTTCACCATCTGGCTGAGTCACTTCAAAGTTAACAATAAAGTTAGGCGCACCGTTAATCTCTTTGATTTCGCAGGATGCGTCTACTTCGTATTGACCTGCTGGTGGTACTCTAAATCCTGGTACATCAGGAATATCACTTACACCAATTGCGCCAAATGCGTTAGTTTTATCAGACATGATTTTAACTTTCTTTAATTTAGATTTTAGATTTCAGATTTCAGACTTTTAATTCACCAGGATTAAGCTGTGGCTAGCTTCGGAAAGATCACCCCTAACGGATTAGTAGGATCTTTTGTAACATCAGCGTCAGTTCTGGAGCCAGTTACAACTCCATTAAGTGCCACTGATTTACTATGTGCAGTGTGTACTTTATTCACAACACTGAAATAAACTACATGAGAGAAATGTCTTGGGAGATTACGGGCATAATTCTTAGTGCCGCCGACAGCAGTTAATTTATTTCTGCCATCTTCCATTTCAATATCTTGCTCATGTGTAATCATGATTACATGACAAGGCGCAGCTTTCATCCAGTCCACAACAGAGTCTAGCCTAACTCCGAGATTTCGCCAGTGGTCATACTCTGGTTTATTTTCCGGGGAAGCTAGCAAACTATTAAGAATGCTATCAGATAATTGCGTTAGGGAGTCAATAACAACAATGTCATTAATTCCTAGCTTAGTAATGTCAAAGGAATCAAACGGCTTCTCTTCCTTTTTGCATGATGGGCAATCAAGTAACCCATGCTGGGTGCATAAAGATTTCGGGCCGTTATTTCTCCAGTTAAGAACCTTAAGCAGAGTCTTTGCTGCGTAGCTATTCTCTGCGGTATCCTTAATGGAGTAAAGATTAATCCTACGTTTGGCTTCTTCGGGAAGTTTAGATAACGTAAGCGCGCTATCCTCTACGTCGAACCAATGGAGGGTGTAACCTAGTGTCGCAAGTTTCCCTACGCTCTCGGTTTTACCTGCTTTAGATGGGCCGTAAGCTAATACGGTGTGACGTAATGCTTCTTTTGGTTTATCTGCTAGGATAGCCATTAGATAATCTCACCAGTTTCGCGGATGTGACGCTGTCGGTGAGAAATGCCACCGCCAAAGTATTTATCCGTCCAAGGATACGCAGTCTTAATCGCAGCAACTTCCCAGAGTCCATTTGCGTTACAGAATTCTACAATGACGCAAGTTACATCTGACAGCCGCACAGACGGAATCTTAGCGACAGTCTGCCCTAAATGAAAAATCCTGGCAGTCGGCACTACGCTAGTGCTGACACTGGTGCCAGTCTCCCCCGCACGAACTTGGAATCCTAGCTTTTGCCATGCGTCATAAGTATTAAACGCATTGTTCCCATGTTGCGCAATAAACGCATCCATCTTTGCCTTACGGGCTTCGCTAAACACCGTATGCAATGCTTCTTGTTCAGTGTACGCTGGCACTTTTGGCTTTGCGTACTTAGCGATAATATTTGAACGCGTAGCATTACGAGCAGCGCCCCAGAATTTTTCGAAATCTTCCATCGGCATCACGACATAGTCCAAATTATCTGGCATGCTTACGAACTTACAATCAAACTCGTTGACAAAATCTTCAATGTCCAAAATGTTAACTGGACGATCTGATCCCGTAACGCAACCAAGTGCACCAAGAATTCCAAGCAAGTCTCCAATGCCTGGCATGGCCTTAGCTTTAGCCTTAACTTCCTCTGCTGTGCAATTTACTTTACCTTCACAACCGTTCATTTCATATCTCCTAAATTAAAATTAATCTACCCTGATTACTACTCATTACCCATTAATCCCTGCTGCCATCCGTTAACCCAGATGTTGCAGGTCTATCACATGCTGATATTTATCTTCAGCCTCTAACTGAATCTGTGAAAAATCCACCAGTTTTTCTGTAGGTAAATCACAGACTCCAAAGAAAGGACACTCTCTGCCAAAAGAAGAACAAGAAGTCCCACGCATTGGGAATCTTGGCAGCTTCTCATAGAATTCAATGACCTTAGTTTCCGCAAGTAAGTCTTGCACAAACGCTAACTTTTCCCGATCGCCCTTAATGAAATCATAAAAGACCCACTCTTGGCGCCCTGACATTCCGACTACATAATACATTAG